CGTCTCGATCGGCTGGCAGATCAGCGAGCCCGACCGGCTGGCCGGTTGCGGGTTGGGCGCTGTGTCGTTGGTCGGCGGCGTGCTGGCCGAGGCGTACAGCCGGGCCGCGACGTACCAGCTCGACCCCGACGGCACGACGAGCACCGGGTCATTCACGGCCAGGGTCAGGCCGCGCGCCACCTGTGCCGTAACGGTCTTCTCGCCGACCTTGATGCTCGCCGTCGAACCGGTCACGGTGGAGGCGGCCACGCCGCGCAGGGGGCCGCTCACAGCACCCTCACCCGCATCGACTGCACGCCCGGCGAGTAGGGCGTGGTGAGCTGCTCGACCACGCACAGTGCCCCGTCGAGCATCCCGGCGGTGACCTCCACGCCGTCGCCGACCTGAAGGCCCGGGTGCGGCACGGTGTCGATGTCGTAGAGCTTGGCGGCCGACCGGCGCAGGCGTGCGAGGGTTGCCGCCGCCGCCGCCTGGCACTGCGCCACGTCCGTCAGCAACGGACTGCTGAAGTAGTACGGCACCGGCAGCGGGTTGAACGGCCCGCCGTACTCCAGGGGGCTGCTGGGGTCGGTGTCGTAGGCCACCCCTTGCGGCACGGCGCCGTCGGACTGCTCGCCCCGGGCAACAACCACGGTGTACGCGCCCTCGCGAGTGCCGCCACCGGCCGCCCGGACCACGGTGCCCCCGGCGCCGTCGGTCAGGGTGAGCACCGACGCCACCGGGTCGGTCTGCGGCTCGACCATCAGGTAGCCGTCGCCGGACATCGAGGCGGTAGCGGGCCAGGCGTCCAGCAGCTCGTACAGCGCCTTCAGCCGGTCGTTGTCCCACTGCATCGAGCCCGGCACGGCCCGGTCGGTCAGCCCGGCGTCGATGGTGGCCGTGAGCGCGGGCTCGATCAGGTCGCGCAGGGTGGAGGCGAACGTGCCGGTCGGCTGGAACGGCAACACGAATCGCGCCTCCCGGATCAGGGAGAGCAGGCCGACCGCGTTCACCGTGACGGTGTCGGCCTCGGTCTCGGTGTCGTGCACGAGGAACGTCCCCCGGCGCAGCCACTCGACCTGGCCGTTGCCGAGCTCGACACCGATCGAGCACCGGAGCTGCTGACCGAACGGCGCTAGCGGGTGGTCCGGGTCGCCGGTCGGGTCGTAGTTGACCCCCCGGTGCAGCCTCGGCACGGTCAGGGTGACCCGCTCCGGGATCTCGGCGCTGCGGTCGACCTGTTCGCTACCGGCGGAAACCGGCACGTCGGAGTCGAGCAGGGTCGCACCCCGCCAGGACTCCACCCGGAGTCGCATCGTCCACGATGACGTGACCAACGCCTGTGCCTGAGCGCTCATCGTCAGCATGGCCGGATCACCCGAAGTACCCGAGCGGGATGTCGAGCAGGGTCGCGTAGTCGCCGTTCAGGTCGGCGAGCGTCCCGCCAGAGCCGTAGAAGGCGTAGATGTCGGCGAGCGTGACCGTGGGAATCGCCAGGTTCGAGGGCCACGCCTGCACCTCGGCGACTTCCAGGGACCACACCCGCCAGTCGTCCGAGCCGCGCGAGGTCACCTTGCGCTCGGTCACGGCCGTGACCGCGAGGTAGGCGTCGATCCCGTCGTAGCCCCCTGGCTGGCGAACCTGAACGACGCCGCTGGTGCATCCGGCCATCAGCGCGAGCATGGCGACGCGCCCCGCGCTGGTGGTGGTCAGCACTTCGAGGTTCGAGGTCTCGTCGCCGAGCTGGCCGGACACCACGACGGTTCGCCCGCCGACGATGAACCGGGTCGCCAGCCGCTCGCGCTTGTGGTCGGTCCACGCCACGATCGAGACCTCGACCGACAGGCCCGAGATCGGATCCGAGAGCGCCACCTTGCCGCCGGTCAGGGTGTAAGCCGCCGGGCTGGTGCTGGCGACGTCCGTTCCGCCGACGTCCACGGTGTAGACCGTCGAGACGCCGAACTCGCCCTCCCAGTCGATGACCGCGAAGGTGGTGTCGTCCACGGTGACGCCGTCGGCCGAGCGGACGGCGGTCCGGGTCGCCCCGACCACGCGGTAGATGGTCACCACGTCGCTGACGGACAGGCCGGTGACCGAGAGCGCGACGCGCGGTGGGTAACTCGCCTGTGACGTCGCACTGATCGCCACGCTCACGCGTACCGCCTCCCTGCGTAGTTGTCCCAGCGCGCCTTCGCGGCGCCCTGGCGAATGGCGGCCTGCGTCATGGCGTAGAACGGCTGGCCGTCGAGGAACACGTTCGAGGTGACGTTCATCCCGCCTGCGGTGGGCGCGGCGGACGCCCCGGGGCCGCCCATCCCTACGTCAGTGGTCAGGCCGCGTAGCGAGTCACGGACTACGCCGTACCGACTCTCAAGGCCGCCGATGAAGCCCTCGATCACGAGCTGGCCGTTCCGGCGCAGAAGCTCGGAGTCCTTCGAGGGTGGCCCCTTCAGGTCCTTGATCGAGCTAGTGACGCTGGAGAACCACGCCTTGACCGACTCCCACTTCGCCTTGAGCCCGCTCCAGAGTCCCTCGATGATCTGAGACCCGGCGTTCCAGAGCATCGAGGCGGCACCGGAGAACGCGCCGCCGATGCTCGACTTCAGCCCGGTAACGAACCCGACCACCTTGTCGACGGCGCCCTTCACCACGCCGGAGATGGCGTTCCAGGCGCTCGACGCGGCCGAGCTGATAGACGACCAGACGGCGGACGCGGCGGAGCCGAAGGAGTGGACCGTCCCGGTGATGGCTGACACCACCGACGACACCACGGTCTTGACCGCGTTCCACACCGCTTCGGCACCAGCCTTGGTCTTGTTCCAGACATCCTGGGCGGCATCCCAGAGCTTGGGGATGTTCGCGGTGAACCACGACACCACCGAGGACACTGCCGCCTTGATGGCGGCCCAGACGGCTTGCACGATGGCCCGGAACGTCTCGCTCTTGTTGTAGGCGATGACAATGGCGGCCACCAGGGCGACGATTGCGATGACCACCAGGGCGAGCGGGTTGGCGCTCATCGCGGCGTTCAGTGCCCACTGCGCAGCGGTCATCACCCCGGACGCCACGGCGCTCGCGGCGGTCGCCACCTTGTGCGCAACGAAGGAGACGGTGCTCATCTCGGAGCCCGCCGCTGCCGCCGACAGGCCGAGCCCCACCTGCATGAGCGGGACGATGAAGTTCGCCATGCCGGACGCCAGGTCGCCGATGCCCATGCCGAGCATCAGGAACTTGTCACCGAGCGACTTCGACGCGGCCTCCCCCTGACCGAAGAGCGCCTGAACGCCGGTCATCGTGTCCTGAACGCCGGTGACAGTGTCTCGAAAGCCCATCGCGCGAGTGTCGAGGACGTCGAAGCCCTCCTGGAGTTTGCCCATGGAGCCGTGCAGGTGGGAGTCGCCCAGCGAGGTGACGACGCGCTGTACGCCATCGGTGGTGCGGTCGGCGAAGTTCGACATGTTCGACACGGCGTCGCGCACGTCGGCGAGAACCGAGATCCTGATCGGTCCGGCCATCTCAGCCCCTCCCCTGCGCCATGTCGTTGGCCTCCTCGATGATCGCCTCCCGCTGACCGGCGGTCAGGGCGAGGTACTGCTCGAACGTGAAAGACAGTCGGGTGCGGACTACGAAGCGCGCGTAGGAGCGGTCGCGAGCTTCGCTCGACCGTTTCCCTCGGCGCTCGTGCCGTCGTCGAAGTGCTCGGCCACCTCGCCGAGTCCCATCTCCATCACCGTGCGGTAGGCGTCAGCGTCGCTGGCCCCCTGGCGCTTGCGGTGGATGAAGATGAGCGCCCTTGACACGAGGGTGCTCGACAGGTCGGTGAATGGCGCCTTGAACCACTTCTGGATGGCGATCTCGTCGAATCCCGTCAGGGACCGACTCAGCTCCTCGGCGTCCAGCTTTTCACTCATCGAGTCCAGCCCTTCTGATCGCCTCGTCGAGTCCCACTTCGAGCATTTCGACGACGCGCGGCGCGAGGTCGGCATCTGCTCGTTGCATGAACTGCGAGGGGTTGATGTTGCGCTTGCGCCAGCCGTAGTTGATCGGCCCTGCGTACGGGATACGAGCGCGGCCCGCGATGACGACCGCCTTGTTCTTGGCCTTGTTCCCCCGGACGCTCCCCGCGAGCCTGCCGGATCGCTTCGGGGCGAATCCGGAGGCAAGCCGAGCGCCCTCGCGAGCGATGGACGAGAAGGTCTCCTTCAGGTCGGCNATGTCGACGCCGGCCCGCTGAAGCCCCCGCACCACCTCTCGAAGGCCCTCGACCCGCACCCCGGACTCGGCCACGTCAGGGGCTCACAGTTCCGAACGTCACCGCGCCGGTGACCGGGATCTTCACCTCGAAGGTGGCGAACTTGCCCTGCTCGCCGCCGAACGAGACCGGCAGCAAGGTGACCGTGCAGGTGGCGTTCGGCTTGCCGCTGCCCGCCCGGGGCACCAGGACGAGCGTGACGCTCGTGCCGGCGCCGTCGTTCAGCTTGTCGGCAAGGCCGGTGCTGTTGGTCCAGTCCTGGATGCCGGACAGTTCCAGCGTCCACGCCGTCGAGTCCACGTCCTGTACCACGCCGTCGGGCACCATCGTGCGGATGGTCTGAATCGGCGTCTCAGGAGTGAGGACCGCCTTCGTGCACTGGTTGGCGTAGTCAGTGCTGTCGATGGTCACGGTTGCGTTCCGGACGACGTAGGCGCCCGTAGGTGCCGTCATTGCTACTCACTCCTCGCGGTGATCTGGAGCGCGAACAGGTCGCCTCCGCTGGTCTGGATGGTAACGGGCTCGATGGTGTCGACGAATACCGCGTCTCGCAGCGCCTCCGGGACCTCGCAGACCATCCTGTCGATCCAGTCGGACGCCACACGCTCATCGCTGGGCAGAGCGACGAACACGTGCCACGTTGCCTGCAGAACGGATTGCCCCTCGGCGGCCATGCATCGCCGGGCTTTATGACGCGCGGCCGGTACTCGTATCCGGTCACGTCCTCGATCGTCGAAAGGGATTCGGCAAGTTCGAGGCGCTTCTCGGGGAGACTCATGGGTCAGCCCACCTTCTTCTTGCGGTGCGGTGCCTCGAACCGCCGCACCTCTGGATCGGAGCCTGGCAACACCATCGACCCCGACTCTGCGTCGCCTTGAAGAACGGCGAGCGGCAAACCCCGCAGTGCCAGGTTCCGGGCCACGCGCCGTAGCAGCGCCTGCCTGAGGTCGGCCGGGTAGTTGGGAGGGATCTTGCATCGGGAACGCTGAGCGGCGGCCTCTGCCGTGAGCGCGTCGAGCACCTCGGCGTCGGTCGCGGACGTCTCGCCGAGATAGGTCATGCACGCCGAGGTGTCGGGCAGTCCGTCCGCCGTCGGGTCTTGCGCCCAGGTGGTGAACGGGACTACCCCGATGGTGTCGCCGGACGCCGTGACGACCGCCAGGTGCCTGCCTGCGGCCGTGACGGTGTGCCGCCCGGTCCACGTGCCGGTAGGAGCCTGAACGGGCGTCACGGCGGACGTGGTGCCGTCTGGGAGGGTCACGAGGATGGCAACCGTGGCGGCGGCGGGCAACCCGTCGTCGTCCTCGGTGAGCACGGCGATTACCCACTCGTCACCGACGTCGAGCCGGGTGCTCTGATCAGTGTCCGCGTAGACGGGCATCGGGTGCTACTCCTCTCTGCTGGTGCCGGGTCCGGCTGGCGCCGGGGCTGGTCAATGCCAGCCGGACCCGGGGTCAG